GTCGAGGAGAATCCCTTGGAGACGCTCAAGCTGGGCAGGTGACGGAGACACATATTTCGGTGCCTTGCCTGTCAGTTGTCCACGCGGAGCTCTAGAGGCTTCATATCGAGCAAGTTGCTCTTTGGCTTTTTCGGAAACAGGTTTTCCTTCTTTAAAGCGACTCGCAATGCGAGCGGCCTTCTCTGTTGAAATAGTAGACATAAGTAAACGAATATATTTGATATTTTAATTCGCAGCTCCCTTGGATGCTACTGGGGTTCTGGGCGGTGATCGTTACACACCCACAATCCAATCGCAGTCACCTTCAATTCGCCACCCTTTCCAATAAGTGGGTTTTAATTCAGGTATAGACTATACGACGTCGCACGCTCGGGAAGCGTGCGCGAGATTGTGCCTTGGCCCATGCCACTTCACTTAACCATCACCGACACGGTCCGCTACAGGAAGCACGGGTTTAACCCCAACTCCGTAGTGAACCATGGCATCATAGTTAAGAAAAGGGCAGTCGTACTCGACAGGAGCGACGGACGGAAATGAGTCAACAGCATCCAAAAAGGAAGCATAGTCACACGCGTCAAACTCCATGCCCATATGTTGAGCACGACGGCGATGAAACTCCGCCATTTCATTGACACCAATCTCAACCGCCACCAAGGCGCCCACCGCAAGGGTTGGGTTGTCGAGAAAAGTGTCTCCGTCACGGATTCGGAGCTCATCAAGAGCATCCTTCGCTGAAAATGTTGGGTGGTGGGCATCGACAATTCGACGGAGCCAGCGTAAAATCGCGCGACCCTCAGGGGTACGGCGATGGATCCCGTTGTACGTATACGCAGCAGCGACAAACGGAATACCTTCTGGACTGTAGTCTTCGGGGGCACGCTTCAATGCAACAAGCTTAGCAATAGAACCTGGAACCACAATGACCTCGCCAGAAACAACGATGGCCACAGTGGACAGAAAGGTAGCAAAGCCAAACTCAGCAAACTCAGGACATTCGTCGCACAAATGGAACCGCTCAAAAGTCACGCCTAAGCCTAATCTTTTGAACTGCTTGGTGGCAACCGTTGGAAACTGGTGCCATGGCATCTTCCGAGCAAACATGCTGGAAATGGTCTCAATATATGCGACAAATGTGATGAAATTTGCCTTCACATTCGTTAGCATTTCACCGGAAGTCGTCTCCTCCTCAATAAAGAAGGACATGGACAGCCCCTCATAGGGTCCGCCACGCCACTCACAGGTACGTTTACCAGTGGTGAGCAACGACAAATTGTCAATAACCCATTGCGGCACGCCAAGCATGCCCAAAACAGAACGGAAACCAGACTGGGCACCAGTCCGACAAGACATATCACAACTGTCGATGTCCGCTGCAAACTCACCAAATCTCGGAGCACCAAAAATTCCCTCAGGAAAAAGAGTCTTGGTGTCGTCACCACTGAGCATGACTGTTACACACGGAGCAAGTCCGTTTTCACCATTCAATGCACTCAAGTAGTCTTCGGCAAGAGTGTCAAGCGTGTTCGTCTTTTTACAGACGAAACGAACCGGAGTGCAACCATCACCCTTGTTCTCCATCCAGAAACTCCCATCACGGAACCACCAAACCCGATTCATCAGGCTAAGCAACTCCGTGCGGACAGAAGGCAGCCAAAACCGGCCAACCAAATTGTCTTGTTTGGGATATGGAAAGAAGATCCGAGGCTTCACAGCACCAAAAGCAGGCAAATCCTCCTGCAAGAAGTAGTTACAACCAAGGGGCGAATAATTGAACTGCCAGTTCCCAGGTTCAACCGGGGCGGCGCCCTTCAGCCTCTCATGATCTTTGATCCTAAAAGGCAAATGTTTCGACAAAAGGTAACTTTGACCAGTATCAACCCATTCATGAAGTGCTCGCTCCCAGTCGCGCCTGGCTCGACCGGTATAATGTTCTTGTATATCAAAAAGCACATCCTCATACGTACTCTCAACGGCAACGCCGGCAAATGGCTTCATAGCGCCAATCACCTTGTCAACGGATTTGGCCCAGCCCCGGACATTATCATCCGGTTTGTCAGCGAGGCGACGACGAGAATATGCTAGACAAACATCAACGGGAGTTGAAGTCGTAGTACGAAACTTGTTACCGGCCCAATAGTGCACCAAAGAGAAAGATACTCCAGCCGTTCGCACCTCCTCACCATGCATAGCGTGAAGAAGTTCAACAAAGGTAGGCGTGGTTATTGCCTCCTTGTGATAGCAAATGGTGAGTCCTTTCAACTTTTTGATCTCAAGCGGCATGTGAAGCGGGGCAATCATGCCAGCCTCATCACGTTGAGCCCTTGTAACGGGGCCCTCATGCGGTTGAGTATCAACAGTGTCCCATGGACCAGAAAACCCCTCGGACAACACATCGACCAGAGGGAGCTCAGCAGATTGCGACTCCTCAATGGCGGCCAACGTACGCAAGCGATCAATGGCGTTGCTCACGACTCGCCACATCCTGACAGCCCCCGAGTCCACCACCTTAATTCCTAGTACAACGTTGTAAAGGAGGTGGAGGATCACAGAGATCGGCAAAGGGGTGTAAGCGAGCACCATGTGCATAACGGCAGCCAGAAACCTATCAAAGATTGTTGACACGAGGTCCCAGTCATCCCCAGAGGAAACAGTCGCCAAAAAGGCAACAGCAGTCTCCACAAAAGTGAAAATGACAGCAACAACGGTCGAAACTTTCTTCAAAAGTTCCTCAGCCACAACTTGCATCAGAATCTTGCCAAGGTCAAGCAAAAGCCCACTGATAATCGAGAAACCTTCGGACAACCTAGGGTTCTTCTCTTGCCAGTTGGCGTGCGCCTGTGCAATATTCCGCACAAATCCCAAAGACTGCATGAAACGGGACATGCGTGCCTTCAGTTTGTCTGTTTTGATGATAAAACCACCATAGCTCTCATGATGCGAGATCAAGCGGTGCAGGTGAGACAGGAGTGAAAGTTCCAGCATCTCATGGTCGGCTACTGAGTCACCTTTAGGCTCGCTCGCAAAACGCGCACGAAAATAGGCAGCTGCTTGCTTCACCAACTTAGTGATATACTGAATCAAATCAGCCCCAAGCTCCAACCATGTGCGTCGACGAGCCAACAAGGCAAACAATTCAGCAATTGGTTCTGGTAACTTATCGCTGAAATGCCGCTTGGAGGCCTCGAAGGCAGCCGTGTCAAAGCCCGCTTCCACCGGGAGCCTGAGCTCAACGGGAGCGTCAATCACAAGCTGCTCGGTAATTTTCCGCGCTGCTGTGACTGCTTCAACATGAATCTGAACATCACCCTCAACCACAGGAGAAACCCACAATGGGTGTTTCTTCGGGAGAATTTCGTCCAAAAGCGACTGCACAATCAACACATAATTGGTTCCTTGTCTAGGACCTGCGCCCACACGACCAATCTTCACCTCGAGTGACTGCCGCAAAGCAGGGAGGACGCCATTACCGTCAATGAGCAAATAGGGATTTGCCCGAGCACTAACGATGGTCTTTCCAGAACCCTGAAATACAACAGTTGCCAGAGTCAAAGAGGCAACACGGGAATTGACATGGACAAGATACGGCACGCCATTGAGGAGCGTACCACTCTGAGTGACGAACAAAGGTTTTTGGGCCCAAACATCATCATAGTGGTCCTCCACCGCATAGGCAGATGGCCACGTCCTGACGTAGGGAAGTTCGTCCTTCGGATTGGCACAGTCCCAGAGAACGCCATAGGCAGTTTTGCGCGGGAGCTCAACCTCATCCGAGGTGAACTTCGGGAGCTCATACGTTTCCACTCCAAGTCGGCCACGAAGGTCACGACCCGAGATGTAAACTCTGGACTCATCCG